GTGGCACGCTTTCTCAACAAAGAGATCGCAAGGTTTCACTGAACGAGGCTGCCGCGTGGTGTGCCAACTTTTTCAATATGAGCATTGAAGACTTGGACAACATAGAAGAGCAGCAACAAAGAAGACTCAACGTGCTTGATGTTTTTAACAAAAAGATAGAGAGAGGCTTGGCTAGCATATCTAGAGAAGAGATAAGATCTAAGATAAAAATACCGTCAGACTATTATATTGGCCGTGGGTTTACACGGGAAACACTAGATCTGTTTGATATTGGAGAATGTTCTGCAAAAAAACAACCAATGTCAGGAAGAGTTGTGGTTCCAGTGTATGATGAACACTATAACTATGTGGGATGTGTTGGTAGATCTACGAGCGAATCATTACAACCAAAATGGTTACACAGCAGAGGCTTTAAAAAATCAGTTCTTTATGGTTTAAACATAGCCTCAGAACATATTAGGCAAAGCAAGTCTGTAATTTTAGTTGAGGGACAAGGAGACGTTTGGAAAATGTATCAGGCTGGCCTTAAGAACTGTGTTGGTATTTTTGGCTCAAGCATCAATGAAGACCAGTTACTACTACTGGAACAAAGTGGAGCACTTAACGTTGTCATACTTACCGATTCAGACGACGCGGGAACAAAAGCGTGTGAACAGATAATTAAAAAATGTGGAAGAAGATTCAATTACCACAGGCCAGAAATCTCAACTAAAGATGTTGGAGAAATGACCATAGAACAAATCAAAGAAGAACTGTATCCCCAATTGAAAGGTTTATTTAATGAAGAGTAGAATACTTGCGTTTGCCGGAAGCAAGCAGGCAGGAAAAAGCACTTGTAGCAACTTCCTGCATGGATATCAAATGCGATCTCACAATATCGTAAGTGACTTTGGTATCACTGAAGATGGGGATCTTGCTATCACCACCAACATCGCAGGAGCCGATGGAAAAAGTGAGCGAGGAAATGCGATTCTAGACATCACTAGAAAAGATATTGAATTTGCAGATTGGGCCGCTTTTAATATGTGGCCGTATGTGAAAAGTTATTCGTTTGCAGCACCACTTAAACAAATTGCTGTAGAGTTATTTCAGATGGGATTAGACCAAGTATATGGAAGCGATGCCGACAAAAACAGCGCAACTATATTTAGGTGGGAAGAAATGCCCGGAGTGATAACAGATGAAAAGGTCGCCAAACAAAAAGACGTTAAAAGGCTTATAGATTGTGGAACTTTAAAATATCACAAGCGTGGCAGAATGAGTGCTCGCGAATTTTTACAATTTTTTGGAACAGATATTTGTAGGTTTGCATACGAGGACATTTGGCAATCTAGACTTGTAAAAGATATTTCTATTGAACAGCCGCTTCTGGCTATTGTGGACGACTGTAGATTTCCAAACGAGGTCGAAGCAATAAGTAATGCTGGTGGTAAGGTTGTCAAGCTGACCAGAAGTCCGCATGACGACAAACATGCCAGCGAGTGTTCGCTATCTTCATATAAAGACTTCGATGCCGTCATAGATAACGCCAATCTATCTATACACGATACAAATATTGAAATAATTAACCTCTTAAACGAGTGGGGTTGGTTGGGTACTGAGATCGCTCCGGTCCCTGAACCAGAAGAAAAAGCCCCAGAGCCAGAGTTGGTTGGCGGCATCCATAAATTTAAAGAGGATAACTAATGATAGTTACATATGTTCGCAGTTCATCGTATAATAATTACGATTACTGTCAGATGCAATATTTTATAACCTACGCTTTAGGACATCAGTCAACATCTGGTAAAAAAGCACAATTAGGTACAATAGTGCATAAGGTTATGGAGTGCCTTGGTTCGTGCAAGAAAAAACTACAAGAAGGAAAAAAAACCGGACTATCCATAAACGATGATGGAATAGGTCTTATTGAGTTTTCAGAAAGAAAGCTACACACAAAGAAGTTTGTAAAAGAACTCCTTGATAGGAGTTATGAATACTATACAAAAGACTGTGTTCATAACTATACTGGGGCAGATATGAAGTTTTGTAAAAAGCAAGTTGATGACGCATTGGCATACAATGACGGTCAATTCGATCCGCGAAATAGAAACGTTGTTGCTTCAGAGCCACAGTTCGACATTCCAATCGAAGAGGAGTGGGCTAAGTATAAATATAAAATGCCTAACGGTGAGGTCGTCGAGGGACAGCTCGCAATCAAGGGAACTATCGACTTAGTGACTCAGGTTGATGATGATGTCATAGAGGTTGTGGACTGGAAAACAGGAAGAAGACTAAACTGGGCAACCGGAGAGCAAAAAACTTACGAGAAATTACTTGAAGATCCGCAACTCCTACTGTATAATTATGCTATATCAAAACTTTTTCCTGAATACAAACAGGCAATCATGACGATATATTACATTAGGGACGGTGGGCCATTCAGTATGTGCTTTGACAAGTCTGATCAAGAGAAGTTCTTGGATATGTTAGAAAAGAGGTTTAAGCAAATAAAACATAACGAGTTTCCCAAGCCTATATCACAAAGAAGATCACATTTTAAATGCACAAAGCTGTGTCACTTCTATAAAAACAACTGGCCGGGAACAAACATTTCAATGTGTGAACATGTTGATGAACATCTAAAGGCTTTTGGCCACGACGATACAGTAGAAAGATGTACAAGAGACGGATTTGAAATAGGATATTATGAGGCTCCGGGATGATTGAAATACAAATAACAGAAGACATGAAAAAACGAGCTTGGAAAAAGGCTCGTGAAATGGGTGAAATCAATAACTCGATTACAAAAGGCGACGGAAACATTGCCGGATTTTTAGGTGAAGAAGTAGCTAATCATATAATTAAAGGTGACATAAATAACACGTACGATTATGATATAATAAAAGACGGTGTTACATATGATGTCAAAACAAAAAGATGCACTAGCGAACCAAGACCCTATTACGAATGTTCCGTTGCCGCTTTTAATACTAAGCAGAAGTGCGACTATTATGTTTTTGTTCGTATTGAAAACATAAATCGCAGATGGACAAGAGCTTGGGTTCTTGGGGCGATGTCTAAAGAGAATTATTTTGGTGATGCGAGATTCTTAAAAAAGGGACAAAAGGATGGCAGCAATGGGTTTTATGTAAAGGCTGATTGCTATAATATGGAAATTAAGAAACTTCAATCATTGGAAGAACTATGCCCGCAGAAGTAGTAGATCTAAACAAAGAATTTCATCTAGGCAACGGATTCACATTAGAAACAGCAAAAAGGCTAGCGTTTCTACTTAGCGACCAGTACAGGATTATATTGAAGTATGATCTAGGCTGTGACATGCCGTCATACAATGACGACAAGTTGAATATTGTATTCGCAACCTCAAGAGAGACTCACGATACACCAAACGAGTTTTTTAGAAATGATGTATTCTTAATATTTCAACACTACTTTATGCTTGATGAATGGGGATACCCCATGTCCAACCCTCTGGTGTACCCATTGCCACTTGGAACCTTTAGAGATATTAACCCAACTATTATAAAGCCGCTGTTTGAAAGGAAGTACGATTTTTCTTTTGTCGGACAAATTCCCGACACTGGAACAAGAGACTGCTTTAAAAGACATTTGGATGCAATAGTAGAAAAGTCTGATGGAAAGTTTAAGTTCTTCGTCAAGTACACAAACGGCTTTTCACAAGGACTTTCTGCTGAAGAATACGCCGAGATACTTTCTGAGTCAAGAGTTTCTCTGTGTCCACAAGGGGCTCACAGCGACGAGACATTTAGATTCTTTGAGTCGATATTAATGGGAGCGGTGCCTTTGATAGAGAGCCTTCCTCGACTCTGGTATTATGAGGCGGCACCACACTTTAAAACTAAATGGAGAGACTTAGACAGAACACTATCACAAGTGTTAAACTTTTTACAAACAACAAAATCTCGCAAGTTTCTTTACGAAATTGCCGACTATTGTAATAACGTATTGACGCCACAAAATCTTGCAGAACATCTAATGTCAAAAGTTGAAGTGGCAAAAACAAAACTAGAACCTAATAAAAAATATCTTGAAGAAATTAGAAAGAAGTTGAATGAACTGGATACCATTTAATTGTAAAACGCACTTTAGCCTACTAAAAGCGTTTTCAAAATGTGACAAGCTCGCCAAAAAATGCAAGGAATATGGCTACCGCTCCTGTGTCATCACAGATCTTGAGTGCTTATCTGGAGCCGTAAGTTTTCACGAGGCGTGTAGCAAGCACGGCGTAAAACCAATCTTAGGTTGTGATTTTGGATCATATCTTCTTATTGCTAAAAATAAAGACGGATGGTTTGATTTAATTAAAACGGTATCGCATGACGGTCTTGAGATACTTCAGAACATCGCCAAGAACGGTAATCTGATTTGCGTCACTAACGAATTCCAAAAGGGATATCAAAAGCTTTTTGGTAAAAACTACTTCTCTTATGGTTACGAAGATCGTGGAGTTTATTATGTCACAAAAGACGAAGCAGAGGCTCACAGGGTTCTTTTGTGTTCTGGTATGAAAACAACACTACCTAAAATACAGAAGCTGATAAAGTCTGGTGAAAAGGTAGATAATCAACGTTTTTTCGAGAGTGATGATTTCTACCTACCAAGTCCAGATGAAGTAAAAGATTCTAAAGAAGATATCAAGCTAATAAATAAAATTTGCGATATGTGTGAAGAGTATGAGATTGCGTCCAAGCCCATGCTTCCAAAGTTTGAATGTCCAAATGGAATGGATGAAGACGAACACCTCACAGATCTTTGTAGAGAGGGATGGAAAAATAGGCTTATACCACAAGGCAAGATTTCTGATCCGGCAATGAAGCAGGAGTATCTTGACAGAATAAAAAAAGAACTTGATGTTATATTCAAAGCAAGCCTCTCTGGTTACTTCTTGATTGTTCAAGACATTATTAATGCTGTAAAACAAAAAGGATGGCTAGCTGGCCCCGGACGAGGATCTGCCGCTGGATGCTTGGTCTCGTATCTCATAGGAGTTACTGAGGTTGACCCCATAGAATACGACTTAATCTTTGAAAGATTCTATAACGAAGGAAGAAACACAGAAGAGTATATATCTCTGCCAGATATTGATATGGACGTTCCAGCCGAACACAGAGACGAAGTAATTGACTATATTAGAGAAAAATATGGGCAAGATAAGGTTGGACAGATGATAACGTTTGGTAGACTACAAGGTCGAGCCGCATTAAAAGAGGTTCTTAGAATTAATGATGCGGTTTCATTTATGGAAATGAACAGAATAACAGACGGAATTCCTGACGAAGCAACGATCTCGGATCAACTTGAACTCATGGAAGACAGATCAATTATTAAGTGGACTCTTGAAAATGAGGCCGACGAACTCAAAAACTGGTGTTCTATGGACGAAGAGGGTAATCTTAGCGGTTCTCTAGCTCACCTATTTGAACAGGCAATAAAAATAGAAGGCACAAACAAATCACAAGGCAAACATCCGGCTGGAGTAATTATCTCCAAACACAAGCTGGCCGACGCCTGTCCAATGACACTAGATAAAACAGGAGATCCTATAGTGGCTTTTGAAATGACAGCACTTGAAACTCAGGGGCATGTAAAGTTTGATGTTCTTGGCATCGACTTACTTAGCAAGATAATGGATATATCAAATGAATAATAAAATATCATCACCAAAAGAAGATTACAAGTCTGTAATTTTTTCTGGCTGCTCAATAGAATCGAATGGCGTTTCTATATGTAACCTAAGAGACTTTGTTGGGGGTCTTGTCAACAAGGCTAGATATCAAGTCTGGTCTGACAAACATAGAACCTACGAGATATACTACAATATAGACGAAGCGGTAGACAAATTTTTGCAACTTAAAAATAAGGGTTATTAGAATGGCGAACTTTAGAGATATTATTGTATTTGACTTTGAAACAGGCGGAGCTAATCCGCACACATGTCAGCCAACACAGATTGCCGCCGTAGCCATTCACGCTAGAAAACTTGAGCTTCAGCCCGGAGGTGAGTTTAATAGTGAGATGAGACCCATTATAGACGACGATAAGGCTATTGCCGCTGGCGTAGCCCCGCTAGAAGACAAAGCCTTGGAAATAACTAGAAAGACCAGAGGAGAGCTGGCAAAAGCTCCACTACCCAAGACGGTCTGGAAAAAGTTTTCTAAGTTTTGCGATCAGTACAACTGGAAAAAGACATCTTACTACGCACCAATCGCCGCTGGCTATAATATTAATGGATACGACATGCCTATTGTTGAGCGGATGTGTCAGCAGTACGGCCCGATTGATGAAAAGAAGGGTCGCC